CCCAATTTACGATAGTGTCGTAATTGAAGCATTGTTTGCTTGAGTGCCTGCGTGTTTTTGGTGTCAACTGCGTGATCGATAACGGTATGCCAATGGTCAACAAGTTGTTTAACCTGTTCTTCATCGTAGTCAACAATTTCAGGAGGTTGGGGTTTCTTAACCCACGCTTTATCAAGTATACTATAGCATCCACCAGTAACGGCAGGAAGATCCAAATCTTCCACGTATAGTTCTACCGGGATCTTATGTATATCAATGTCACGTGTTTTTCTGTATAGTAATCGTTTAGTATCCAGTAGTTCGTGTATTTCTCTATGGCATTTAGCTTGACTGAGGTCAGCAATGATATGTAAATCTATATCGCTGTGACTGGTATATGTATAATTGGCATTGCCCCCAGTAATAACAATATCCCTAACGTCTAGTTCAATGTCTATAAATTCAAGGAAGTCTTGTGCAATACGTAGTAGTGCGCCTTGAACTGGGCCCTGCAAGATTCCTCGCGCCTCCCAAATTTTGGGGTTAAGGACTTTATGTTGTCCAATGGGTGATTTAAAAAGCTCCAGCAAGTTCATATTGGATATTTATATCTATTAAATACAAGATATGAGTATCTCGCAATTTAAAAACTTTTATCCTGGGCATTTGTTAGTTGCCAATCCCGCCAACCCCCGTGATGAATTGGCAAAGAGTGTAATATTTTTAGCCTCTCACAATCCTCACATGGCCATAGGTATACAGTTGAATAACAGTTTATCTCACATGACTCTAAGGGAAGTTGCTGACAACACTGGACTTGACACCAGTAATCCATCCAGTAGATTAGAAGTGCCGTTATATTATGGCGGAGTTCATGGTGTACACCGTGTGCAAATAGTACACACTCCTGAATGGCGGGGTCTTAGTACAGTTGCTCTAAACAAAGATCTAAGTTTAACCAGTGATCTCAGTGTGCTCAATGCATTAAGTATTGGTCGTGGTCCCAAAAGGTTCAGGGCATGTGCGGGACATTGGAATTGGGAAGATGGTGATTTAGATCGTCAATTGGATAATAGTCACGATGAAGAAACTCATCGTTGGGAAATATCACCAGCCAACATTGAAACTGCATTGGATTTGGACGGTAATGATCAATGGCGTCATTGTTTAATCTCCGCTGCCCAATATACCACTATGCAATGGTTTTAATCCTTTTCAGGATTCAAACTGTCCAGCATACTTCTAATCTTTGGTGCTTGGCTTGCATTTTTAATTTGTGGTTTGGTAAAGTCAAAGCCGTCCTTGGCCATGGGTTTGGCCCATTTGTCCACAGTACTGGTACTGACCACGCTGGTGCGTTTCAATCCATCCATAACACTGGATGAGTTTGGATTACTGCGATGTTGATTACTGCTGCCCGAACTTTCTTCTTCTTCACCCAAGTCACTGATACGTAGGGTATCCAAGTTAAATTCCAAATCAACCTTTTGTCCAACACCGCTGCTGCTGCGTGTTTTCATGAATTGGATTTGATAACGTCCACGTTCCTTCATTGCACGACTTGTAAAGATACCAATCACGTTATCCGCTGTCATGATCTTGGATAGTCCACCACTAATATGGCTGTGATCAAATTCAATTTCTTCAACAGCACTGCGATTCAACTGACTGGCAGTAACTGTAATACATTGAGTTTCCATTGCCAAGTTACGCAGTTCTTCTGACACATATTTGTCTTTAACAAACAAATCACTGGGACTGACCTTCACTGACAAAGGCATCATTAAATCCAAGTAATCTATCAATAAAACGTCTGGTTTCACGCCTGTTTTGACCTGATATTCCTTTAAATAGGCTCGAATATCGTTGCAATTTTTACCACTGGGCATATACTTAACTTGCAGATTTCCGCTGCGTTTTTGTAGCATTTTGACCTTTAGCTCAACGTCATCAATGTTTCGAAAAATCTCACGAGTGCCAATGCCAGTAGTCATACTATCCAACCTCATGGTTACCAAACCTTCACTCAATTCAAAAGTCAAGTACACCACATTCAATCCCATCAGCGCCCAGTTGATTCCTAGATTGGCAAGGAACAAGCTCTTGCCGCCGCCTGATGCTGCACAGAAGATATTGAGTTCGCCTCGATTAAATCCGCCATATAGTTTCTTATCAACGCCCGGCCAGCCTGTACTAACTTGTCCGTTATTGCTTTTAAGTTTTTCCAAACGTGCTCTAGGGTCAGCAAAGTAGTCAGTGCCCATATCTTTATTAAGACTAATTTGGATAGCGTCCTTAATCAGTTTTTCAACTGGACCGTAGTCACCTGCTTCCAGTAGATCAGCACTGGAAACAATAGCACGTTCCAGGCCTTTGTGCCGACTAAAGTTTTCAAACTCGTTCATCAGCCATTCATAGTTTTCCTTGGGTATCTGTATTGCTTCAAACTCGCTACGTGTAGACACATTGACAATATTCGTTTCGGGCATTACCTTATATTCGTCAACGTATTTGTTAATAAATTCCGCGGCAGTTTGTAAGCGTTGATCAAAGTTTAACGGGTCAAAGATATTTTGACAGCGTATAAAAGTTTCAGCATCGCTCAGGAACATTTCTAGGTACAACTTTTGCATAGCAAAGTCATAGTTGGGTTTTGGTGTATCTTTTTTATTCTTGATTGACATTCAGTAATTTCTTTTCTAGTAGATGTAAATTTATCTCGCCCTGCACCTTGTAATGCAATATTGTAGTTAAGGTATACAGCCTGCCGTATCGTTTTACTGCATCAGCCACATCCTTAACATCATCTTCCCAAGGTGGTAAGCTGGCACTCCAGCCATTCTTTATTGCAGCTCTGACCAGTTTGGCACCAGGACGATCTTTGTCTGGTACAACTATAACTTCGCGACCCAATGTGTTAAGCCGCATGATTTGGGTATCGTTAGGATCATTATGCATAACGGCACAGCCTTCGATGGCAACAGCATCAAACTGACCTTCTACAACGATAACGTATTTACGGTCATTTGTCTGTGCGTCTAAATTAAACACATATCCAGGTTGTGCGTCTGTTAAGTATTTTGGTTTGCCTTCTTTGATCTTACGACCAGTATAGCCCACAATTTTTCCATTGTGATAAAATGGCAATATAGCTCTATCCCTGTAGCCATTAGCCGCACTCCAATGCCAGTTGTACCAATCCCATCCCATCTTTCGTTCGTCCACTAAGTAGGAAATCACATCAAGTAGTTCGGGATCTTGACAGCCTTCAGCTATCCAAGTATTGATAGGTAAGCAATCATCTGGTAGAGGTTTTTCTACCAGTGTAAAGTTTAATGGGGTTTTAAGCACCGGTTGATCATCTTTGACCTTAAGTGCTATCAGATTAAGTTTTCCAATATCACTATCGCTCATTCCAACCCATTTGAATAGATTTTTGGAATTCTTGCTTAGTAGTTTACCCGGACTCCAGCCAGCTTTGAAGTTGCAATTAAAGCAATGATATTGAAAGCCACCGTCTGGATTAACCAGTATGCCACCGCGTTTTCTAGTATCTCTACTGCTGCCATTTTGGTGACAGCAGACTGCATCAAAGCTGGTCCACCCGCTTGGGGTAGTTTTTCGTTTTGACGGCAGCAATGCTAACAGGGAATCTTGGATTTCGTTCACACATTAAGTTTAACATCTATAAAGGACTTTGTCAAGACTACCATAGTATTCTGGGTGATCGTTACTGTTGTCAACAGGATTAGTAGCAGGAATAAAATAAACTCGAACGTAACTGAATACACCATTAAAATTAACATAATCAATTCCATTAAATCCATCATAAGTTAAAGTTTGGATAGTTGAGTAGTAACCTGTATTGTCAGGTTGATTGTTAAGTGTGCCTTGGATCTGTACAGTTCCCTTGAAGTCAGTCATATAGATAGCCATTGTATGCAATGCTGCATTACTATTATATTCTGGGTAAGCATACACATTACCGCTAGTATGATCGTATTTGTTAATTCCAGAATTAAATCTACGAATGAATGCTGTAATTTCTTGACTGGGTTGTAAGACAGGGTTTATATCTTCAGCAAGTTCTAGCGTGCCATTAATGCCGTAATAGGTATTTGAATAAGCTGGCAAATAAGTTCCGTCAGTGTTATCTTTGTGAGTAATGGAAAAAGTATAAGTGCTTACGTTCAAGTCGATAGTATCGCTTTCAGTAAAGGTTAATTCAGCAAGTCCACGCAAGGCAAAAGATGTACCGTTGTCAAGTACGGTTAATTCTTTCTGCAATAGTTGTCTTTGTTCAAGTGCATCAAACATTGTAAAAACAAACGTTGACGTATTACTGATAGGTATACGTTTTTGATCGCTGTTCTTAAATTGAACTTGGATTTTATTTTTGACACCCTTTTGAATCTTAAGGTCTCGTTGGTACATAACTTGATTAACTCCCCGCACGGTTGGATCCAAATCTAATATAACTTGGTATATATTTGGATATAAATAGACTGGTATACTTAGCATATGGTATTTATTGAATTATAATGACATCACAACCAACTTTCCAAGAACTTCATCCTTTTATATCGTGTGTTAAATCAAATAACATTGAATATGTGGGTATAGTCATTAATTTTGACGATTACGTCACCAGTGTTTATGACATCAGCGTAATTAAAACTGATGACGAACGTCGTACATTTTTAGAAATGGGCGAAGTTTGGTGGTGGGAATCCAACCGCAAGATCCCTATCAGTATTTTTCTAAAGAAAGAAATGCAACTATTCAGGTATGCCATCAAAACTTTTAATAGCAAAGATATTGAATTAGTATTTGGTCCAATTGTAAATCTAAGTGAAATTGCTGAAAAACGAATTAAAAGAAAATCAATTCAATTAGTTAGAGTTCCTAAAGGTACCCGTAGCTAATTTGTTCGCAAATTAAATTCAATTGTACTACAATAACACAGGCGTAGGAAATGGAATGACTCTTTTTAAAGAAGTAGGTTTCGTCAGTCTTAACCCATATTTCATCTTTAATCGCATCGAAACCCTGATCCTTGCATATTGGGATGAGATGTTTCTTCCCAGGGCGGATCAAAGCCAATACCATGGCTAGCTCAGTGATGCTAGTGGGATTAAGTGAAGCAACTAACGTATGATATCCGTTAATATGAAACAGTTGATCGCATAGTTCTTTCTGGCCCAATAAATCCCATAGTGGTTCAGTATTCAACAATTGCAGTAAGTGTTCTTCGTTTTGAACACCTTGATAAGCACTGACATTCAAAAAGTCTAATTTAAAATATCCCCTCATCTCAGCTTCTTTATAATCAATACTGGCCAATCCAGTAATAGGATTAACTGGGATAGAAGTACAGTATACCCCAGTGTTGTGTTTTTTAAAAGTATCATTATCTTTGATAGATGCGGGAATATGTTTGATAATATCAAGCACTTGTTTTCTATCAGCAAAGTCTAAATCAATATCCGGCATGTCTAATCTCGTCGTATGTGGGTGCGTAGTTTCCGCGGTGCTGTACTGTGATACTTGCTGCGGTGTTAGCAAACATTATAGCAATTTTTATGTTTTTTGTCAATAGGTATTGATAAGTCAGCGCTGCCAAAAAAGTATCGCCAGCGCCGCAAACATCTGAAACTTCAACTTGCATAGTTTTGTATGTCTTATCTTCATTACCAAGTTGTTTGAGCATTGATCCTCGTTCACCCAGTGTAACAATTAAATTTTTAGGAATACTAAATCTATTATTGTATTCCAATTCATTAATTTTTACATATACATTATCTGCACTGAATCTAGACAAGTCTTGTTTTTTAGTATCAATAAACACAGGACATTTTGCCAAATTAATAATATTTTCAATATGTTCATAAGTTAGAAAACCTTTATTGTAATCTGATATTACAACGGCATCATAACTGCTAATAGGACTAAGGTGTGTGCGGCCACTCCAATGCACAATATCTGGTTCATCATCTACTCTTAGCAGATGTTGTCCTGATCGTTTATCAATATATCTTGTCTTTTTAATGACAGCATCGTTAGTAATAAAATCAGCATCAATGCCCAATTGTTTAAGATTATCATGTACATTAGCTGCCATGCCAGGCACAGTTGTAGTGTTACTGACTTTGATAATAGGTACAGGTGCCTCTGGACTCAGTCTATCCACTGTGCCTATTTTGTATTCATCAATACAACTATCACCGATTAGCAATACGTTCAATGATTGCAGTGCTTGAGTATTCTTTAATTCTGTCATACCAAAATATTTCCTTAATGTATTGTTCTGCTACCAAGCTCTTACCTCGCCAGTCACTGCCCTTGACCATAATGTCTGGTTTGTAAAGTTTGATAAGTCTAATAAGATCATCCTGACTATCAAACAATTCTACTATATCAACTGCTTTGAGATTCTGTAGCATTATCCTACGAAAGTTTTCGTCGTTAACTGGACGACTATCGCCTTTAAGTTCTTTAACTCTACGATCAGTGTCTATGCATACAACAAGATAATCTCCTAAACTTCGTGCAGTGTTTAGCATTGCAATATGACCTGGATGCAGGATATCAAATGTTCCGTTAACAATTACAGTAGTCATGGATAATGCCTTCTTAACTTGGTCACATCAGCACAGGTATATTTTTGATACTGAGATTTAACATTGTCTGGCATTGGAATATATTCAACTCTAGCCCTATACCGTTCTGCAATAGCACGGGCCACTGATTCAAATGATGTAGCATGACCAGTTCCCACATTCCAAATGCCACTTTCTTCAACATGAAAGAATTTTTCGTGAACATCTACAACTGTATCAACGTGGACAAAGTCTCTTAGATAATTTTCAGATCCTTCAAATAGTTTGATAACTCCAGTTTCTTTTGCCTGCTTTTCAAACTTGTGATGGGGACTAGCTTGATCGCCTTTGTGATCTTCATAAGGGCCATATACATTAAAGTATCTAAATCCCTGCACCCGTATACTTGTAAAGTTCTGCGAGTCCACATGCCTATCAAACAAATATTTGCTCCAAGCATATGGACTCATGGGGTGTAGTGGTGAAATTTCATTAAAGTCACTTGTCAATCCATACACACTGGCACTGCTGGCATATTGTAGATTCACACCATGTTCCAAACAAGCCAACAGTATTAGGCAGCTAAAATCATGATTTTGTTTCATTACTTTTTCTACATCAGTTTCAGTAGTGCTACTGATAGCCCCAAGATGTATAACCCAGTCTAATCCATTAAAGTCTGGTACAGGATCTCCCCATTCATATACTGACAATTCGTGATCAGCTCGTAAGGCATTGACCATATTCTGGCCAATAAATCCTTTATAACCTGTAATTAAAATTTTCATTTTTGGCTATCTCCTGGCATAACTCGATAATTATCTTCCACACTATCTGGAGTAGATACTTCAATAATTGTACCTTCTTCTAGACAAGTGATTCGATGCGGGACCAACGGATCGTTATGATGTATGCCACCCACACCAATAATTTTTTTATGTATTTCGGCATTGCGGGTATCAATAACTTCAATTTCAAATTTGCCACTTAGAACATACCAAGTTTCTTCTTTTTCACGATGGAAGTGCATACTGAATTTTGCACCTTCATTAAAGTTTAAAAACTTACTACAGTATTTGTCATTAGTGACCCAAATCAATTCTGATCCCCAACCTTTTTCTACATTGCCTTTTAATCTCATATTATCAATTCCTTCGCTAATTTTACATTTATTTTTGATAGTTGTCAACTTCTAGCCAAGTATGGTCTCCCATATATTTTACCGCAGCTATATATTCATAACTTTCAGGAGCACTAGAAGACCACCCGTCAGGTCCGTTATGCACCAACAAAGTTTTAGATTTAATCTAAAACTTTACAGCGCCAGCTTCTGTAGGATACTCGGATATATTCCTATTAAAAAAAGGAATTAGTGAACCAGTTGATGTAGAATCGTAACTTATCCTTCCCTTTGCAGAATTTGGCTGGGTCACATTTCCCCACTTTGCGCTAATTTCAACATTAGGCTATATTGTTCGTATGCTTTCTTCACTGCTGGGTATTTGTCCCGCAAATACCGTTCGTGTTCTTTTTGTTCCATCAAAGTTTCAAACATTCTATAATGTCCTTGTTTGGCCATATGATTGAATACTTCAGATTCAAAATCTGCAATACGTTCTAATTCACTTTCTGCTATTTCTACAGTATACAAGGGTTCGCTGTCACATACAACATGTTCATAAACTCTATTAAAATCCATTGGGTCTTTGAAATAATTTATGTTAACTTTGTGATATCGGCTTGCTCGTTTGTTTGTATCAAGCACTCTTATACGGTGATGTTCACAAAACTCTTTTAAATTTTCGTGTTTCATTTTAATCCAACTTCTTCACATATTTCTTTTACCAGTAACACATCGGCTGGTAATTCTTTAAAGCGTTTTAACCAATAGGGTACATCAAATCCTGGAGCAATCAAGTTTAATTGATCGTCGCTCATATTCTTAACCATTGCTTTACCGTCATTACAGTTCAGTATAACCCAACAACTAATTTTACCATTTACAATATCGTTAACTGCTCGGTTCAAACTTACATATAAAAAGTAATGATTAAACTCTGCTTTGTTATTATCTCCCCATTCCATCATGGTTTGTAGTGTACGTTGTACGGCTGCTTCAACTGGTTCAGTTTTTATAATTTCATAAAGATATTTTGTGTAAAGCTCATCCCTACACCAATGATCTAATTTAGCCCCACTCTTAATAACATAGTCAATAAACTTATCAGGATATAGCGGATTAGCATTATTAATAAATCCACCAAACTTTACAAACGCATTATAATAACTGCTGTCAGCAAAGTCGTCATATGACTTGGGCTTTTTGGCATTTTGTGTCAATTGCCAAAAACGGTTATAGGCCATAAAGCCGGCCTGCACACGTTTTTCAGTTTGTTGTAACGCTCTACGTTTCCGCTCACACATATGCGCCACAAGAGTTTTCTCCTGCATGAAACTTTTGTTACAATGAACACAGGTATAGGGTTGGCTCACTAATGCTATCACTCGTATTCTTTTCGTTGTTTTTTATCAAAGCCCATACCGTCAAACAGTTCTCGACGATCTTCCGCAGTCATTAACTTGGCCAATAATTTAATTTCGTCGTCCTTCATTGTGGGATTCAATTCTTCTATTAGTTTTTCAAATTTATCAAGATTGCCTTTAAGCATTGGCATAAAGGTATGATTAATTTCAATACCAGCGCCCACGCCGGCCATCAATTTCCACAATAGTCCTTCGTGATTTTTACTCAATGACCAATGATGTTTATTCACACGTTCATTGGTTTCCACTATGTACCATTCTTTAATATCTCTATCGTGATGTGGATTAGCCAAGAATCTCATCAATACATATGGGCTAAATTCTTTAAGTTCAGCGGCAGTTAGTGTATCATAAAAGTCGTAGTTTTTATGATCCACTGCTTTCAATACTCTTCCCAAATCCAATGCCCTAGGCTTTTTGGGTTTACTTGTTTTTGCGGTTGCCATATCTTCTTTCGTAGTGATCTGTTAGGTAGTATGTTACTTTAACACGTTCTATAGCTTCTTGTAAAGTGGGATTTGTTTCGGCAGCACGTCTTATATTTCCCCAGAGTTGATCTTCCATAATTTGATCATGAAGAGACTTTTTCTTTTCACTTTCAGAATACAGGGTACGAGTAGTTTCACCTTCTTCCCTGGCATAAACTGTTTCTCCCCCGTCTGGACTTTCAAATATTGTGGCCATTTACCAGCACCTTGTATAATCCACCAATTCACTTTGACGGCTTACTTCTTTGACAAAATATGCACAGGTAGGTTTAGATCCTGCTGTTAATGGTGTACA